GGCGGACAGAGAGGGATTTGAATAAAACGTATGCTTTTTAGTGCATTTCTATTTTAATGTTCGGATTACTGGATATATTTTTCTGTTCTTCTTTTTTAATGGTTTTAGGTTCTATGGTTGTTGTTTCTTTTTTGGTTGTTTCTTTTTTGGTTGTTATTGGAGTATTGTTTACTATATCCGTTTTTCGTATTGTCCAGTCAAGCGAATATAAAAAGAATGTTACTGCATATAGGATAAAAACGATTAATCTCATTTTTTTTTGAAATATATAACTAAGAATGAAAAATATTATATATGCTATTCCTATTTTTTGTAAAGCTGTCAATGTTTCGGGTGTATGAATTATATATTCTATAAATTCATTCATTTTTTATCTATTTCCTTTTTTGCTAATCTTGTTTTTATATCTAGGATGTAATATTCTCTTTCTTTTTCTTCGAGCGTATTAAATAATTTTAATATTTCTTCTTCTTCTTTAGTTAAATTATTTAATTTTTCATCTTTGTAATTCATTACTATTTTGTATAGATTTGGCTTTTCTTTTTTCCAGTTGTATATCGTTGGTGTAGATATTCCCAAAAATTTACAAAAATCATCAATTTTCATCTTTTTCCTATTGACAAATTTAAATTATTTTATTATCATTCTTTAAATTATTTAAATATTCTTTTATCTCATTTAAATAATTATAGCATTTATTTAAAAATGCTAAATATTTTTCTAAAAAGCGTTTTTATTAAAAATCTCTTAAAAAGGTTTTTAATAAGAGTGTCTGCGTTAGCGAGGGATTACTCTTCGTAGGGTGGGTTTGACTGGCTCCGCCCTATGTATTTCTACAGTCAAAAAAATATCCCTTTAAGGAGCTGTCATGCACACGTATCTCATTGGTCAATTAGAAGAGGTTCGCCCCGTTGAGCGAAAAAATAAAAATGGAGAGTTAATTTCCATGATCGACGTTATGGTCACTTTTACTTCTCGTGATCTCCAAGGTTATTTGGTAAAGTCTACGGATACGCTTTCTTATCCTGCCGATCTTCTATCTAAGTTTTCTCCTTTTAAGGGAAAATTTATCGCAATTCCACATGTTTTTTTAACGACGAAAACGGGTAATTATCTTTTTCCCGATCAAAATATGTCTTTTTTGACGTTTGATCGCGACCCGCTTTTGACGGTTGAAGTTAAAAAGGTTTCGTAATTTTTAAGGTTTACCCTTTTTCCTAAAAAGGGTTTGATTCAAAGTTGAAAAAACTCCAGTCGTTTTTTGAGCTTTGGCTCAATACATCTTATGTAAGGAGTTCTTATGTCATGGAAAAAAGCAACTGCACAGGCTGTAAGTGCGGGTAAAGCTATTTACCAAAACGGAAAAGTTGTCGCAATTAGTGCGATTGTTGGTGCGGGTAATTTAATGGCGGCTGATGCTCCCGTTGTACCTACGACGGAATTAAAAGCCGACTACGGTCTTTTTGACTGGGTTTTTGCGGGTGTTGTTACGGTTGCGTTCGTCTTTATGGTCGCTCGTCGCTCAAAAGGTTTCGTTCGTTAAATCAAGGGGCTTTTTGCCCCTTTAAAAGGTGTCAGTCATGTTTAAATATTTCTTATTTTTTTCCCCTCTTTTTTCTTTCGCCGAAGATGTAAACGCAACAAGTGCATCGTTGAATCTTACTCCAACTCAATACAGTTTTTTGATGGGTTTGTCCGGTAACCTTGTTGGATTTACGTTTTTGCTTGGTCTTATTTTAGTAGCTGCAAGGAGATAAAATGGAATTCGTAGTTTTGTCTAACGAAACATTTAACTTTTTTTTACTTCAATATGCTGTTTTTTTCGTTCCTTTATTTATCTATATTTCCGCACTTTCTTTTGTTAAAGAATAAAAAAATGAAAAATCTTCTTTTAGATGCCCCGCTCTTTGCTCTTAAAAAAAAAAAAGAAAATTTTAATGAAAAAAGAATCTTATTCGGAGAAGAGCCGCAGACGGGAACACGATGTGAAAAACGACCGCTTAAGGTTTTTTCATGTCGGGTTAACGCAAGGCGGACTCGCCACGGAGAAACCACGTCTTTTTTTTAAAGGCTCTTGCTCTTCCGCTCTTTCGGAAGATTTTTTGTTTTTGGTTTTAGACGTGCGCCACTTTAAACAAGCTTGTTCGGTTTTTTTTGATTGGAAAAGAAAATGAAAAAAATACTTTTACTTTTAATTTTTTTAAGTTCGTTTTCTTTTTCTTATACAAAAAACGACCCTAATGTTTCTGTCTCTGAGACTGATTGGTATCCAATTTCTGATTGGAGTTGGGAAAGTGCTGAAAAACGTTCTGCACAAGATTATTATCAATCTGAGTCCTCTACCTCTGATAATTCTGTTTTTTTTGAAATTTATGAGGGTTTTACGCGTAATACTAATTATTATACTTGTTACAATCTTCCGTGCTCGAGTCGAGAACATAAATCTATTACTTATCGAATTTGTAAAGATTCTACAAAAAAATATAATTGGAATACAGGCAAATGCGATCTTCCCTATGTTCCGCCTGTTCAATGTTCCGAAAATATGAAAAAATCTCCTGACGGTACGGCTTGCATTTGTAAAGACGGCTATAGCCCCGATGATGTAACTTACGATGATGCGGGAAGCATTACGACTATTAATACATGTAAACCTAAAAAAAATTGCCCGCCTCAAATGAAATATTTTTGGACAAATCAAGCGACAGATATTACGGGTCTTTTCAAGACAGAATATTATGATTGTGTGCCTCGTACGGACTTAAGTGAAGCTGATTGCGAAGCGCAAGGCGGTCATTATTTAAAAATTGATTCCGACGGCGAAAGTTTAAATGACAAATATATAACGATGTACGGCAAGGGTTGTATTAATTCTGAATTTGTTCAAAAAGAAGCTTTTTGGGATAATTTTTCTTTTTTGATGAGCGGTTTTATTCTTAATCTCGGTAAGCAATTTCCCTCTTCTTTAGTTAATAAAGCAATTCCTGAAAAGCAATTTTTTCTTGAGTATAAAAATAAACAAGGCGATTTTCCTTTAACACAATACGAGCCTATTGTTGAAGATTTAGGCATGACTCCCGAAGGTGTTTTAGGTAAAATTGGTTTTAATCCTAAAAATGCGGCTTCCGATGTTGATACTACTTCGGCTTATAATAAATTTTTGAAAGATAACGGTTATATAAAAGATACGAGTGAGGTTTCTTCTTCTCCTATAAATAATGTTGCTCTTTCTCCTGAAGTTTCGCAAAAACTTGACGATCTTTTTTATAAAGGCGGCGATGAATTAGGATTTAAAGATAATATGCTCGGTTCTGCTAATATGAATATTAGCGGTGCTATGCCCGATCTGTCTTCTGCATCTTCTGCAAAGGTCGGTGCACAAGTTGCTACAAAGATCGATTTGAATTCGTATCTTGTCAAAAATGAAACAAAAAGTTACCCTGTTTCCTTAGTTAAACAATATGAGAATACTGCTTCTGACGGTTCTGTTGCTACTTCTTATAAAGGTACGATTACTTACCCCGATTCAACTACGGCAAACGTTACGATTAATCAAACGAAGCAATCAACTGGTGCTGTTGTTAATGAGGTGGGTTATTCTTATATTGTTGATACTTCAAACGGTACAAAAACGTTTAACGGTTCTTATACAACGACAACCGACGCCACGGGTACGGTTACGAATACCGTTACGAAGCCTTCTACGGTTACGCAAGTTAATGACGATGGTTCTGTTTCTACTTCTACGAATGCGGGGTCGTCATCGGTCGAAACGGATAAAACTGAAACGGCTGTTAATCTTTCTCCCATTACCTCGAGGTTAGATCAAATCAAAACGCAACTTTCTCAACTTCAAAAAGAGCAAGTAGGAGAATGGGAATACACTTCTCCAAAAACTGCCGAGGCTACGGCTTCATTAAATAAGCTTGTTCAAGCTTTTACGGATTTTTCTTTGTCACTTGATACTCTTTTAAATTTTGCTGATGGTCTTGTTACCGATTTAAAAAATCTCTTCCAAGCTTTTGAAGATGCTAAAAATATGTTCGATGATAAACCTACGGTAAGCATTCCTAGCGGTACTTGTCCGTTTTCTATCTCCGGAGCGAATAGAACCGGCGGACCGGTTCGCACGTATACGATCGACCCTTGTTATTTTGTCGCTCCTAGAAAGCCCCTTTTAACTATTTTCTTTACTTTGCTTTTTTCGTGGCTTGTTATTATGTTTGCTATTAAACATTTGTTTAATACGACACCTCATTAATAGGAAATACTCATGCAATGGCTTATTAATTTTATAGCGGGTCTAGCCGTTTCTTTCATTGAAATTGTCGTTAAAAAGTTTGGAATTTTTGTTTCAATTAGTGCTTTAATAAAAGTTATCGTTGCCCTTTATATTGCTTTTTTGATTTCTGCCGCCGCATTTATAACGGCGTATCTTTTGCGTATTTGGAATGCCTTTAAAGATTTGTTTACGCAAGTCACTCAAGCTTCCGTTGACGGAAGCTTTGGCGGTGTTTCAAATTCTCAAATTCTTAGTTCTTCTTTTGCTTTTCTCCACGATAGCGGTTTAGCCGATGCTCTCATTACTGCGGGCGATCTTTTTGTCGGGTTGCTTTCTCTTTATTTTGTAATTCAACTCTATAAACTCTATAAGGCTATTACGGGGAATATTGTAAAGATCATTAATGATCTTTTTATTTTGATGACACGTTAATTTTAAGGAGCCAGTCGTATGTTCTCGGGTATTATGGGCGCGCCGCGTAGCGGTAAAACGTACTTTTACGTTAATTTTATTCTCGAAGAATTTAAAAAATATCAAAAAAATAGCTCTAAATATCGTTTTATTTATACTAATATCAATGGTCTTCGTTTTGATGCTTTTAAGGGCTTTGTTAAGCAATATAACAAGGCTGATTTTGATAGAGCTATGCAACAAGAATTCGCAATTTATTCGCAAGCCGAAGAAGGTCTTATTGATCACGGCGGCGATTACGATAAGTGGGCGATTGAGAACGGTGTTTACGCTGATTATCATCATTGCTTAATTATTATCGATGAGGCTTACGGTACTTTTACAACAACTTACGAAGATCATAAAAATCGTTTCCTTTCGTATCACGGTCACTGGGGTATCGATGTTGTTTTCATTCTCCAGTCTAAACGTCAGGTCAATCGAAGATACTTAGATCATTGTGAAGTTTTTTACGTTGCCAAACCTTCGGGCAAGCGTTTTAATTCTAACTTTTTTCGTTATCAATCTTATTCTACGGCAGATATAAAAAAAGATAATGAGATTGAATCAACTTCTTTAAAATTTGATAAGAATGTAGCTTCTTTTTATAATAGCGGCTCGGCTGTTCTTTATAAAAGTTTTGTTTTAAAAAAGCTTATGCCTCTTTTCTTTTTAATTCCTGCACTTTATTTTTATTTTTTTGTCGTTGGTGCTCCGAAATATTCAAAAAAGCAAGATGAAAATCAAACTATTCAATTTTCTCAAAATTTAGATCAACATCAAAATAACGATCAAAATTTTACGTTTAGCAACACTAAAAAAAATGAAAAACCTTTTAATGATGAGGGTGTTTTTCTTCGTGCTTTTTGTTATCCATCAGGCTGTCGTTTTGAAAAATATTCTTTATTTTTGGGCGAAAAAAATATGCTCAAACTTATTAATATTTATAAGTGTCAGATTGTCCTATATGAAAATCTTAGCCTTAATCTTGTTCATTATTATTTGCGTTGTGATACGTCTATAAATGAATTTTTATTAAATTATAAGGAGCGTGGCGATGAAACAAATACTGCTAATGATAGTTCTGTTAAGTAATCTTTTTTCCGTAGATTACAAAAATATTTCTTTCCCTGAATTTGTTCGTGAGCTTTCTTCTGCTTCGGGCAAAAATATCGTTATTTCGGGCGAAGTAAATACGAATTTTAATGTTTTCTTTCCTTCTTTCGACTATACGAAAAAAGAGAATATTTTTACGGTTCTACTTGATGTTTTACAAATTAATGATCTTGATTTTAAAGAGACGGCACAATCGATCATTATTTTTAAAAAAAAGCCTGATATTGCACTAACTCCTCCTCCTGATACAAATGTTACGGAGAAGGAAGAATATTACGTCGTTAAATTTCGTTATCTCCAAAAAGATGACGTTGATAAAGCTCTTTCTATTTTTCAAAATGTCGGTAAATCTATTTTTAAAGATCGTGTTCTTATTCGGTGCGTTCCTTCTCAAATTGATTCTATTAAAACCGTTATCAACTCTCTCGATGCTTCTTATCAGCTTCGCCGTGTTTCTTTTGTCGTTTTTTCTACTAATAACCAAAAAATAAGAGATTTGGGTACAGATTTTTCTAAAATTCAAGAAAGCTCCAGTGCCTACGTCAAGTATGTTACTTCTTCCGTTAACCTAACCTCTAGCTTAACGGATCCACCTTCTTTTACTGCTTTTGTTAATGCTATGTCATCAAACGGTTTGATTAATATTCTATATCATCCTACGATTAGTGTTTTAGACGGTAAAGATGCTGTTTTAGAGAGCATTAAAGAGGTTGCCGTTAGTACGGGTACGACGACTACAACAAACGCTCAAACGGTTACTTCTACAACAAAGAGCTATAAAAAGGTCGGTCTTAAATTAAATATTTCTAATGTTGTTATTTTTGATGAACGGATAACTTTTTCCCTTGATCTTTATATCGAGAGCCTTGCGGATAGCACGGAAACGCCTACTATTAACTCTAAGCATGTTCAAACGCATGTCTACTTAGATAATTACAATAGCTTTCTCTTAGCGGGTATAAATTCGTTCGATCAGACCGAGATCGATACCAATATACCGATCATTGAAAATATCCCCCTTCTAGGGCTTCTAACACGTCATAAAACCGAAACGATTAATGACTTTACCTTTTCCGTTTTCATTACGCTTTTAGACGCAAACGAGGAGCAAAAGGGGGCACCCGCGGGAGCGGGGGAATGAGCGACGAGTTTGCCTCTTGGTTACTTATAAAATAAATGTGTACCAATATAAATAAGAAAAAGGAGATTTCAAAAATGTACGGGATTACAAAAGAAGATCGCAAAATGCTTTTAGCAAAGTTAAAAAAACAACAAGAATATCTTTATGATAATTTCATCGATACGGGTTTCTCAAAAATTCCTTATGCGAATTTTTTCCAAAACGCTTGGCATAATTCAAATCGCTATATCGCTGAATTAAATCATCGTGTTTGGTCTTTGAATCAATATGCAAATGATAGGGGTCTTGTCTGTATTTTTGCTGTTCTCTCGCTTCCTTCTTCGTATCATCGAAAACGACAAATTACTTTAAAAAATAATCTAGTTCGTTTGGTACGCAATGATGATTTTATTGAGGATGAATTTCATACCGTTTCTGCGGGTTCTAAGCGTCTTCGTGAAGTAGTTAGGTCAATTTTTAATTCTAAGGCTTTTCGTGCTATTGATCGATTAGATCGATGTTATGTGACAACGTCCGAACCGCATAAAGATGGGACTTGTCATTTAAATCTTATGTGCTTCGTTCCTAAAAATTTTGTCAATGCTTGCGTTAAGGCAATAGAGTCTCGTTTTATCGATGAACATTCTCACATTAATATCGCTATTGATAATCCTACTGCTTATATCATGAAATATATTTTTAAAACGCTTGACGATCTCCGTGAAAGTGATGGCGATCTTGATAATTTGAGTGATTTAACCTTATGGTATATTCATCATAAAATTCCTCGTGTAACGATGTCTCGTACGTTTGTTTCTCTCGATATTTATCGTTGTTTAAAAGGTCAATTTTCATTAAATCGTTTGTCTACTTTATGTTCTAGTGGTGCCCTTGATGTTATTTTTGATCAAAACGGTAAAATTTTATCAATTATCGGAGAGTTTGGCGATGTTTATAGTCGTAAACGTTCTTTTATTAAAAATGATTTTTTAAAAGCTTCTAAACCCTGCCTTAAAGATCACACAAAACCTCTTAAGGTTGAAGTTTTTGACAAAGACGGCATTTTGTTAAACCCTGTTAAAAAACCAGTTTCACACATGAAAAATTACGAACTTTTACAATATTACTTTAAGCTTGACCCCGAAGAATGCAATCTCCATCATTTTGGTATTGTTCAAAACGAATGCGTTAAACGTGGACTCATTGAGGGTACAATTCAATCTCTTAATGATTTTAATACAGATTTTGATGAAATGGGGGCTTAATATGTATGATGTTAAAAATTTTAAACATGTTTATTGTCTTTCAGGTGGTCAAGATAGTACGGCTATGACTGTCCGTTCTCTTGAATTAGGTTTACCAGTTGACTATATAATTTTTTGTGACACTGGTAATGAATTTCCTTTGATGTATAAATATCTTTCTGTTCTTGATGAGTGGTTACAAAGAAAATACAATACTGGTATAACTCGTCTATCTTCTAAATCTTCTTTAGAATCACTCTGTTTTTCGTCTTTTAAACGCGGTAAAAACAAAGGTGTTGTTCGTGGATTACCTTATGCTTCAAAAATGTCATTTTGTACTCGTGAACTTAAAAAAAATATCTCTCGTGATTTTGCCAAAAAAATTGGCGGTGCATTTATGTATCTTGGCTATGTTTCAAGAGAAAAAAATCGTATTCATCAAGAAATTGAAAATTTCATGATTAATCGTTTTCCTTTAATTGATTGTGATTGGAATGAGGATAGTGTTTCTTCTTTTCTTAAATCAATGGGCATTTATAACTCTTTGTATGATTTTTATTCTCGTACGGGTTGTATGTTTTGTCCTAAACAAACGCTTGATTCTTGGAAAGCTCTCTATATTCATTTCCCCCAGTATTTTAAAATCGCTCAATCTTGGGAATATAGAGCTAAAGAAATGAATGCACTTATTAAAACTTTTCGTAGTGATTATTCTCTCGATGATCTTGCTTTTCGTTTTGAGCGTGAAATACAAAAAGACAAAAAACAAATTAAGTTTTCATATGATTGGAATGATGAGAACGTGTCTTGCTTTTGTAAATAGGTGTATAAAATGACTTTCCAAAAATATGCAAACCTCTATCTTCAGTTGAATGAAGATGAATGGAAACCGTCATATCTTGATAAAAATAAAGGCATTGTTGAAACTCGTTTCAAAGCTTTTATAGATATGAATATTCAAGATTTGCACGCATCTGACATTAAACTCTGGTACAAAAATATAAGCGATGTAGGGAATAAGTCCAAGCGAAACTACTTAAGCGTTTTAAAGGGTATTCTAGACGTCGCTTTGCATGATGAAGTAATCCAAAAGAATCCTATGATACATGTAAAGCTTCCAAACTATCATGCACCTCGTATTAATCCTTTTTCAAGTGATGAAGTTAAACGAATTTTAGACGGTGCTCAGGAATTTAATTTTAACTTTGTTTACTTCTTAGCAATGGGGTTTTTTACGGGTATGAGGACTGGTGAGATACTTTCTCTCAAACGTAAAGAAGTGAATCTTAAAAAAAGATCGATTTCTATAAATTCTACTCGTTCTCGTTTTGGTGAACACGAGCCTAAAACATTCGGTTCTAAACGTGAAATTCCTATTATAGACGCTCTTTATCCTTATATCTTAAAAATGTTTGAGCGCGATAACGATAAATACATGATGACAACTCAATACGGTACACCATATCGTGATACGCATGTTTTTTGTGTTCTTTGGTGGAAACCACTCTTAAAATCACTTCGTATTTCATATCGTAGACCGTACAATATGCGCCATACTTTCGCTACAAATATGCTCTATCGTGATTTATGCACACCTGTTGAATTAGCACAGTATTTAGGGCATTCAAGCACTAAAATGATCTATGATGTCTATGTAAGTTACATTCAAGGTCACTTTAAGACCTTTAATACACATATTTCTATATATTCTTAGGCATACGCAAGGGATTTTTAGATTTTTAAAAAGTGCTTTGAAAGTCCCTAAAATAGGGAGTTGGT